CGTGAGCGTATTGAGGCGGGTAAAGAAATGCCAACGGAAATCTTCGGGGTATTCTCGGAGAATAAAACTACAATAAAAAGGAACAAGTAACATGAACCAAGTAGCAACAAAAAAAGAAGGAGCATTGGCAACATTTGATATGGAAGCTGATGCAAACAAAGGTGCTCAAAATATATCGCAAGAAGATCTTGCGTTGCCTTTCTTAAAAATTTTGGGCCAACTATCTCCGGAGGTTAATAAGAGAGATGGTAAATATGTCGAGGGCGCAGAGCCAGGCAAAATCATAAATACTGTAACCAATCAGTTGTATGACTCATTAGAAGTTGTACCAGTCTTTTACAAAAGACAGTACATTGAATGGCAAGACAGAGGCACATCAACAGGTGCACCTGTTGCAATTCACGAGGCAGACAGTGATATAATTAGTCAAACCACTAGAGGTAAAGACTATAAAGATAGATTAGCAAATGGTAACTATCTTGAAAATACTGCAAGCCACTTTGTACTTACGGTTGGAGATAATCCATCAACAGCTTTGATTTCTATGAAGTCTACTCAATTAAAAGTTAGTAGAAAATGGAACTCAATGATGATGGGTATTAAAATGCAGGGTAAGAACGGTTTGTTTACTCCGCCAACTTACAGCCACATTTATAAACTATCCACTGTTCAAATGTCTAACGACAAAGGAACATGGTTTGGTTGGGATGTATCAAAAGTAGGACCAGTCACAGATAAAACTATCTACGACTCGGCAAAAGCTTTTGCAGAATCTGTAGGTAAAGGTGAGATACAAGCAAAACACGGAACTGAAGAGACATCTAAGTCAGCTTCAAATTACTAACAGTATCCTAGGTAGTGGGCGCCGAAGCGAGAGGGGAAGCGCCCACTTGCATTTATTATGATTGAGAAATTTAAAAAAATATTTGCAGGATTAGACCGTGCGCATGGTGTCACCATCGTAGGTGAATCAAATGGGAATGGCACAAAAGTAAAAGGAAAATCTTTTGTAAAAAGAGAACCTATTACTGATGAACTATGGCAGAAACATTTAGATGGTGTTGATAGTTTGGGTGTCATACCCATTAATGATGAAAACAAATGTAGGTGGGGATGCATAGATATAGATTCTTACGCAGGCTTTGACCATCAAAAACTTATAAACAAAATTAAACAATTTAAACTACCATTGGTGGTGTGTAGATCAAAGTCTGGTGGTGCACACGTATTTTTATTTGCAATTAATTATGTATCAGCAGGTTTGATGCAAGATAAATTAAATGAGATTAGATCTGTGTTAGGTTATGGTGGATCAGAGGTTTTTCCAAAACAACGTGAATTAAAATCAAAAGATGATACAGGAAATTTTTTAAATTTACCATACTTTAATTGCAGTAATACGACAAGATATGCCTTTCTTGAGAGTGGCGAAGCTGCTACACTAGAAAGTTTTTTTGAATTAGTAGAAAGATATAAACAAGAAGACATCAGCACAATAGAAGTTAAAAGACCAGAGACACCGTACTCTGATGGTCCTCCATGTGTAGAACTTATGGTGCAAAACAAAGTTACAGAGGGTGGTAGAAACAATGCATTATTTCATTATGGTGTATATGCAAAATCTAAATGGCCAGAAAATTGGAAAACAAAAATAATATTATTTAACGAGTCTGCAATGGCACAACCATTGTCAGATATAGAAGTAAATATCATAACAAAACAACACGAAAAAAAAGACTGGGGTTATAAATGTAATGATCAACCTATGTGTAGTTTGTGTGATAAAAAATTATGCAAGACTAGAAAGTTTGGTATAGGTCAAGAAATAACATTTCCTAATCTTACAGATCTACAAGTTGTAGCATTAGAAGAACCATACTATTACATGAATGTAGATGGAGATAGATTGTATCTTGACTCTGCAAAACATTTAACAAACCAAAGTTTATTTCAAGAGGAGTGTGTAAAACAATTACGATTTAATCCGCCTACATTAAAAACAAACGATTGGAAGAAACTTACAAACATATTATTAGAAAATGCAGAAATTACAGAGCCTGCAGAGGGCACAGGTACAAAAGATATATTACGAAATTATCTTGAGGACTATTGTGTTAATAGAGTTCAAAAAGATGATTTTGAAGATTTAAAAAATGGTGGAACATATACTAAAGAGGGTTATCATTACTTCGCATTTGATAATTTTTTTCACAATTATTTATCAAGAAAACATTGGAAAGTGCCCTACCAAAGAACATCGCAGATGTTAAAAGATGATTTTAACTGCACAACTAAACGAGTGGGTAAACATAAACTATCTGTTTTTGTAATAACTAGATTTGACAAATGGATTGAGACACACAAACAAAAAAGAAGAAAGGATAATTATTAATGCGAAGAATAACATATGGACCACCAGGAACAGGAAAAACTGAAAGATTATTAAGAAAAATAGAAATATTTTTGAAGTTTGGCATAGAGCCAGAAAAAATAGGATATTTTACTTTTAGTAAAAACGCAGCAATAAACGGAAAAGAGAGAGCAGCAAGTAAAGTTAATAAACCTCTTAATAGATTTCCATTTTTTCAAACGTTACATTCTTTTTGTTTTAACCAAATGGGATTAGATCAATCACGTGTGATGCAATCAAAACATTATCAAGAGTTAGGAAATGATTTAGAAATAGAAATAGAAGGTGGATATAAACAAGATCAAGATCATGAGGGTGTTTTTAGATCGGATAATAAATACTTACAATTAATACATAAGGCCAGAGCTTTAATGATGGAGCCAATAGAATATTACGATAGATATGAATCTGACGACACAGAAATAAAGAGAAATAAATTAAATATTATTTTTGAAGGTTTAAAAATATATAAAAAAGAAAAAAGCATGGTAGATTTTGATGACATGTTAGAAAGATATGTAAATGGATACTTTGATAAAGAAACAAATAGAAAAATAGAATTTGTTCCACCTCAATTTAAAGTGGTATTTTTAGATGAGGCACAAGACTGTAGTCGCATACAATGGAATTTATTTAATAAAATAGAAGAACAATCGGATTATAGTGTTGTTACAGGGGACGATGATCAGGGCATATATAAATGGAATGGTGCTGATGTAGATACTTTTATAAATTTAAAAGGTAAAAGAAAAGTATTAAAACAATCACATAGGGTACCAAAAGAACCTTTTAAAGTTGCAAACAAAATTATTAAAAAAGTTACAAACAGAGTAGATAAAGAATATTATCCAAAAGAAGAAGATGGGTCTGTAAAAGATTGTCAAAGTTTACATGAAATAAATTTTACAAAGGGTAAATGGTTGGTATTAGCAACAGCAAATTATATGTTGACTGACATAGGGGACGTATTAGATGAAATGGGATTGTATTGGCAAAGACGAAATGCATCACCAAGAGTTAAAAATATATACGAGATTATTCAAAATTGGAATAAATTAAAAACAGGTATACCTATGCACTATAATGATTGTAAAAAAATATTTCATAAAATGAATAAAAACTGGAATAAAGATTTATTTAAGGCTATGACAAAAGATAAATTTTACGACATAGATACTTTAAAAAATAATTATGGTTTAAAAACAGAAGCAGAATGGCAAGAAGCATTAGATGAATTAGGTAATGAGGACATAAGAAAGATAATAAAATTAACTAATAAAGGGGAGGATTTATCTAAAAATCCAAGAATAAGTATTTCTACAATACACGGAGTAAAAGGTAATGAAAGAGAAAACGTAGTGGTGCATCCAGAGTTATCAGGAAAAGCATATGAAGATTACATAGAAAATCCCGATGACACACATAGATTGTTTTATGTTGCGTGCACTAGAACAGAAAAAAATTTGTTTATAATGGAACCAAAAAGGAGAAAATCGTATGACATCTAAAGTATGGGACAAGCAGCACGGAGGATCCCATTATCAAAAATATAAAATCCAGCCGAGCAAGTTTGTAGTTGAGAATGAGTTGTTATATCCGGAAGGGTGTGCTATAAAATATATAATAAGACATAGGGACAAAGGTAAGAAACAAGATTTATTGAAAGCAATACATTTTATAGAAATGATTATAGAGAGGGATTATAGTGAAACCGATATTTAAACCACAAACAGAATGGTTACCACCTCAAGAATTTCCTGATTTATCTAATCACGATGAAATAGCAATAGACTTAGAAACAAAAGATCCTGAATTAAAAACTATTGGATCTGGCTCTGTTGTAGGCAGAAGTAAGATAGTAGGTATAGCTGTTGCCGTTGAGGGTTGGTCTGGATATTACCCGATAGCACATGAAGGCGGTGGTAACATGGACTTTAAAATGGTTTTAAAATGGTTTCAAGATGTATTAAACACAGATGCTATCAAAATATTTCACAACGCTATGTATGATGTATGCTTTATTAAAGCTGCAGGTCTTAAAATCAATGGTACTATTGTAGATACCATGATTGCTGGCTCTCTCGTAGACGAGAATCGCTTTCGTTATGATTTAGGCAGTATGGGTCGGGATTACATTGGAATAGGTAAAAATGAAACTGTTTTAAAAGAAACTGCAGATCTATGGGGTATAGATGCTAAGTCAGAGATGTATAAACTACCTGCAATGTATGTAGGTGAGTATGCAGAACAAGATGCTCAACTAACTTTTAAGCTATGGCAAGAAATGAAAAAACAAATGTTGTCAGAGGATGTTGAGGATATATTTAAATTAGAGACTGAACTTTTTCCTTGCCTTGTCGATATGCGATTTTTAGGCGTGCGAGTAGACGTTGAAGCAGCGAATCAATTAAAACACAAATTATTAACAGAAGAAAAAGAATGCCTACAAAAAATAAAAAAAGAAACATCAGTAGATATCCAAATATGGGCTGCTCGATCGATTGCGCAAGTTTTTGAAAAACTTCGCCTACCTTTTGACCGAACTGAAAAAACAAATTCTCCATCATTTACCAAAAACTTTCTGCAGAATCATCCACATCCATTGGTTCAACTGATTGCTCGTGCTAGAGAAATAAATAAGTCTCATACTACATTTATAGATACCATACTAAAGCACCAACATAAAGGTAGAATACACGCAGAAATTAATCAAATTAGATCAGATAGTGGTGGCACTGTGACTGGTAGATTTAGTTATAATAATCCAAACTTACAGCAGATTCCAGCACGTAACAAGGAACTTGGACCACGGATCAGAAGTTTATTTATACCTGAAGAAGGTTGTCAGTGGGGTTGTTTTGATTATTCACAACAAGAACCACGTCTTGTTACACACTATGCATGTCTTGATGGACTCTATGGTGTTGACGAAGTATTAGATGCATACAATGAAGGTGAGGCAGATTTTCACCAGATTGTAGCGGAGATGGCAAGCATACCAAGATCACAAGCAAAAACAATTAATCTTGGTTTGTTTTATGGTATGGGTAAAAATAAGTTACAAGCAGAGTTAGGTGTATCAAAAGAAGATGCTAATGATTTGTTTAAAACTTATCATGACAAAGTCCCTTTTGTAAAAATGTTAATGGATAGTGTTATGCGTAGAGCTCAGGATAAAGGTCGTGTTAGAACTTTACTTGGTCGTAGATGTAGATTTAATTTATGGGAGCCCAATCAGTTTGGAATACATAAAGCGTTGCCACATGAAGAAGCGCTCGCGGAACACGGACCAGGGATCAAAAGAGCGTTTACATACAAAGCATTAAATAAATTAATACAGGGATCAGCAGCTGACATGACAAAGAAAGCTATGGTTGATTTGTACAAAGAGGGTATCATACCGCATATACAGGTGCATGATGAACTTGATATATCTGTAAATAACAACGAAGATAAAATAAAAAAGATTATGGAATCTGCTGTTGACTTAGAAGTACCAAACAAAGTAGACTACGAATCTGGTCCCAATTGGGGCCAAATAAAATGATAAATTATGGCTTACTTAAATGCAAATATTCCTGTAGAATACTCTCAAATAAGAAGGGAGTATTTATATGATCTTAAAAAACATAAAGGCGAAGTTGAAGACTGTATTATCTTCGGCGTCACAGCGATTACAGGTAAAGCACTCTTATTCCATGCCATCATGGAAAACGGTGCTATCTTTTATCGTTTACCCATATCGGCTTTTATTCAACGTGGTTTTCAACCGGAAGCTGTTCCATCCAAGAGACTTGATGAACTTCAATTGTGGAATAGTTTTTCTTATTACCCTGCTGTTACTACTTGGGATATTTTAGAATCACAGTCCGGTAAATATATAGGCAAAGATAAAAAGTGGCACTACGGTAGATATTTATTTACTGTTGACTTTGCACATCCAGACCCTAATATACTTGACACTGATCATTCAGAGATTCCGCACGAGCATAAGTGCGCTCATGTGTTAGCGTTAAATGACGGTAACTATGCAGCACAACCTAACAACAGATTAATTTGGGACATACCATCGTTTACGGTAAAAGACCAAATACCTGATTGGAAGGTACAAACAAGTTATTGGAACGTAGAAGACACACAACAGTGGCGAACAGAAGACACTGATAACTTCTTCTACGAAATAGAGGAAAAGAAAAAATGAGGTGTGGCTATGGATTACAGATTTACGGCGATACTAATAATATTGTTGAGTTTACTGGCTTTTTGTGTAAGACCAGTGAATCACACGCCATTGAAAATTGAGGCAAAAGATATTATACTTCCGCCACCAAAACCAAAATTAAATGAGTAAGAAACCATTAAACATATCTGAAGAGGCCGCTGTGCAAATGCCGATGAAGACGGTTGCTAGTTTGATCGTAATTGTAGCACTCGGCACCATGGGCTACTTCCAGATTGTAGAGAGATTAAACATAGCTGACACTAGACTTCAGTTAATGGAACAAGATT